TACAGCAGGTTTTCTTCCTGGACGTCTTGTCTCCTACGATATCCGTATGGAAGATGAGGAATGGTTTCTTACGGGATTCAAGGCCAGCGATGATGAGACGGAGGCCTGGTCAGGATTCCACGCCGTAAATACGATGTTTGCCGTAACGGAGGCCTCGGGTATATCTGAAACTACATATAACGCCATCGAGGGAAACCTGCAGGGCAATAGCCGTCTTCTGATAGTATTCAACCCTAATATACCTACAGGCTATGCGGCCAACGCAATGAAGTCTGAACGATTTGCCAAGTTCAGGCTTGACAGCCTCCATGCTGAAAATGTGGTGTCCAAGAGAAATGTTATTCCAGGACAGGTGGACTATAATTGGGTTGCAGATAAGGTCAAAAGCTGGTGTATGGCAATAGATGATGATGACTTCAATGAAGGGGAGGGGGATTTTCAATGGGAAGGAGGAGTCTATAGGCCAAATGACCTTTTTAGAATCAAGGTGCGTGGTATGTTCCCGAAAGCGGCAGAAGATATACTGATACCTTACGAGTGGATTGTCTTGGCCAACAACCGTTGGAAGGAGCGGACGGAGCAGGGATTGTACGAGAAAGGGGATATGGCTTTGGGAGTGGATGTGGCCGGTATGGGCAGAGACTCAAGCGTCCTCTGCCCAAGATACGACAACTATGTTCCGTATTTCAAGGCGCATCATTCGTCAGGCAAAGCTGACCATATGCATATCGTGGGACTGATAAGAAATACGACTGCCGGGAACAAACGTGCCAGGGCTATCATAGATACGATTGGAGAGGGGGCTGGGGTCTATTCAAGGCTCGTGGAGCTTGGAGATAACAGCGCAGTCTCCTGCAAGTTCTCATTCAGCGCAAGAGACCTAACGGATGTTACAGGCCAGTACGAGTTCTCAAATATGAGAGCCTATTTGTATTGGGCGGTAAGGGATTGGCTTGATCCGAAGAACAAGACAGGCGCTGCGCTTCCAGAGTGTGATGCCTTTGCGGAAGAAGCAACGCAGATAAAGTGGTATTTTCAGTCCAACGGTTCTATTGCCATTGAGAAGAAAGAGGAAATCAAGAAGAGGCTCAAGCGCTCTACGGATTATTTTGATGCGCTGGCGAACACCTTTTATGATGACGGCTATTCGGATAGCTCGTGGGTTGGGGATGCTCTTGAAGATTCTCTTGCTTAAAAGTATTTGAGATTCAAACATTATTTTACATCTTTGCGGTATGAAAACGATAGAAGAAATACTCGATTTGACAAGACCTGCATCGGAAATCATTGCAGATTTGAAGAATAAACAGATTTATGTTCCTGCCTGGAGCAAGCTGGAAAAGAAATATGACCCGATGCTTCACGATATAGTGAAGAACAAAGCTTTAAGACCGGACGACAAACGAAGCGAGAGCGGAAAGATAGAGAGGGTGGCCAAACTCACTTATCCTGCCGAGAAGATTGCTGTCAGGAAAATGACGCAGATGTGCTTTACAATCCCAGTAAAGAGGGATTTCAAAGAAGTAAAAGAGGATGAACACAAGGCTTTCGTGAGGGCTATAGAAAAAGTCTATGAGAGCAACCGCATCGATGGGTTGAACTTCAAGAGATTCAAAGCCTTCTTCGCTTGTTGTGAAATGTGCACTATTTGGTTTCCTGTAGATACGGGCAAAGTGCATTATAAATATGGCTTTCCTACGACTTTCAAGCTGCGCTGCAAGTCTTATACGCCCATGCCTCAGTCAATGTCCGGGCTTCCACAAGCATATATGTATCCGGTCTTCGACACCTTTGACGATCTGACGGCTTTCAGTATCGAATATGATGTAGTAATGCCGGACAAAAGCAAGGAGAAGCACTTCGAGTGCTATACTGCCGACAAGGCGTACTTTTGGATTGACAGAGGAGCCGGCAGAGGATGGGAGCTCGAGTCTGACGACAACAACGTGCCGATAGGAAAGATACAGCTTGCTTATATCAGCGAGGCGGAGCCTCTTTATAACGACATATCCATTGACAGGGATGAAATAGAGTTCAACAAGTCCAGGCAGAGCGACCTCATCAGGAAAAACAGCAGGCCGATAATGAAGGTCATAGGCAAGATACTCGGCAAGAAACCTGTTGGAGATACGACAAGGGAAGTCTATGAAATGGCAGAAGGTGGGGATATTGGGGTTGTTGCACCGCCTCTGAACGTGGAGGCTTCAATCAAGCACACGGAAAACCTCAAGAAAGACATAGAGGAGTCCACACAGTTGCCAAACCTGGCGCTTGAGAACATCAAGTCTTTGTCTGGCGTGGTCAGTGGAGAGGCACGCAAGACCTTGCTCAGTGATGCGCACTTAAAAGTCGGAGAGAAGAAGCACGACCTCATTTGGTTCTTGGACAGGGAGTTGAGCGTTGTGAAATCCCTTGTGGCTGAGCTGAACATACAATGGAGAAAGTATGTAGATACCACGACCTGTTACAATATCATTACTCCGTTCGTTCAAAATGATGAAAAATCTGAGATAGAAAACCGCAAGACGGCCAACGGAGGCAAGCCTATCGAGAGTCAGTTGGAGTCTATTCAGAGGTTCGACAGAAGCGCAGATCCTGAGCAAACTTATGACGCTATCAAGAGAGAGGAAAAGGAAAGCGCAGAGAATGCCCGTATAGAAAGCATCTTTACCGGAGCCGAATAATGAACCTTGGCAAAGAGGAGAAACATACTCGGCAACAGGCAGAAGAAAAATGCTGAACACCTTGCAAGGACAGAAGGTTTTGTCCGCAATGTGCAACAGATTTTTGATTTTTTCAACAAGAAGGCTGCAAGAATAGCTCTCTCTACCGATTTTGACCCGGAAAAAGAGTTCAAATGGGCTGATTTCCCTGCAATCAAGTCGAGACTAAACACCCTTACTTCCGACTGGGTGAAAAGCCTGAATCTGACCATTACAAGCGGAATAAGGGCAGAGTGGAGCGAATCAAATAAAGTTCACGATGACACGCTCAAGCGATTCTTTGATGCTCATACCTATACGCAGCAAAAGAAGAAAGGGGTAAGAAAGTACTTCGAGTATAACAAGGATGCGGTAGAGAGTTTCATTGAACGCAAGACCAAGGGACTGAACCTTTCAGAAAGGCTTTGGAATCTTAGAGAAGATTACAAAAACGAGCTGGAAGCGGCCATAGCCACGGGGATAGAGAAAGGAACTAGCGCAGCTCAGTTGAGCAAAAAACTCAGCCAGTACCTCAAGGACTTCCCAAAGCTCCAGAATGATTATTCAGAGAAATTTGGTAAGCAGGTTGATATCAAGAACTGTGAAAATAATGCGGCTAGGTTAGCCAGGACGGAAATCAATATGTCCTATAGGGAGGCCGAATGGCAGAGGTGGCAGAATGAAGACTTTGTTGTAGGCTACGAGATAAAGCGTTCCGGTACTCCATATCCTTGCCCCGTTTGTGAGGCTCTGCAAGGCAAGTACCCAAAAGACTTCAAATGGAACGGGTGGCATCCTAACTGCAGGTGCTATCAGATACCTATACTCAAAACAGAAGAGGAGTTTTGGGCAGATGAGGGGGGAAGTACCAAAAGCAAGAATGAGATAACTGATATGCCTGATAATTTCAAGGACTGGGTGAAGGACAACAACGATAGGCTTGCAAAGGCTTCCATAAAAGGCTCTCTGCCGGATTGGGTAAGTAGAAATCAAAAGGTAATGTATTCCATTGACAGAAGGGAAGAAGCAGAGGAATTAGCTAAGTTCTATAGTGAAATCAAAGAGCTCAACAAGGACAAGAATATTGTAGATACTCCAAGAAAGAAACGGTTAGAGGATGAGTACCGTGATGCAGAATATCAGGCTCTTATGAATCCTAGCGCAAACACGGTATTTAAGGCTTTTGAGGCGATGGAGAGGTGGAAAGAAGACATATCTCACAAGTTTCTCGAGTTTGATTATGACGTAGATAGCGGTGTTAAGGGAATGAACGAAATGATGGGGCTATATTTTGGCAGGTATCTTAGTGTTCCTTTCAAAGAATACAAAGTTGCCAACTCATTTCCTAAACAACGGACTATAGCAATTACAGACGGAGCTGGTGCTATAACGGTCAGAGAGGACTATCACAAGAGGCTTGTAGCTGTTATGAAGAAAATGCAGAGAGGAGATACTTTGAATAAGGGCGATGAAGATGCAATAGAGGCCGTTTACCACGAAGTGAGGCATAATATACACAAGACATACACATACGAGGTAAATAGTGTTAACGGACTGATTTCAGAAGCAACAAATGAAATAACCGCACGAAATAATTATGCTAAATTTGTAGATGAAATAGGTGGTGCAATATCATATGGTAAATCGGCTGTCGGGTATAGCGATGTTGTTGACAGTATATATGATATAGTTGATATAACCAAGACCGAAAGGGTTAAGTTTGACAAGGAGGTTGAAAAGGCATTGCTCATTCGGCCAGATATGGACATTAGCCGGCTGTTTGACATAATAGAGAAAGTTAACCCACAAGCATTCATTGATGAAGGCTACAACACAAGGAAAGAAATGGAAAAACTATTTGGCATCACTATGAATAGGCTGTCTGATAGTTATAATAAGTGATTATGAAAACTGTTTTTGATTATAAGCCTAGCCTATATGACTTGACAGTAGCGGATATACGAAGCTATGATTTTTACAATGGATTGCCATATCTTTCCTTTGAGGAGGAGGACAAGATTTTTGACTTTCCTCATAAAGTGAAAGAATATTTATCAGTTACATCTGAGAAAGACCGCACTTTTCATTTGTGGAAAATGTTTGTTTACAGGGGATATAGATTTAAGAGTCTTAAATGGTGGGAAATGGCTCTTGATTTAGAGAAGACAGCTTTCGGGAGGGACTATAACAGGGTTTATTCGTTTGAAGAGTGCATCCATTTAGAGAAAGTGTGTTATTGTATATGGAAATACCTTACAGGAAGAACCAAGTTTAAGGGCATGGCTTTTTACGATGGCTGGGAAGATAATTATTTGCCCGAAATAGAAAAAATGTCAAAATAGTATCTTGGGGTCAAATACTATTACCTTACTGAAGAGAGTTTCTTCAATGTCTATCAGTCTAAAACGATATAGAGAACTGTTAGTATTATTGAAATAATTGACAGAAACAGAAAGAAGTATAATATATTTCTGATGGTTCTTATATCCCTGCTTGTACGGTAAAAAGCCAGGTCTTTTAGTTGGTTGGAAATCTTGGAATACTGCTCATCAGTTAGAGCGCCATTGCGTTTGCCGTCAAGGAACTTAGGCTTGATATTCATTGCTTGCCCAGCCCTGTCTAAATAAAGAGACTGCTCGGTCTCGAGCATTTTATCAAAATCATTATGTATGTCTTCGTAGGATGCCATAGCTTGGTATTGTTTGTTGCTCAAAAGTAGGGAATATTTTGGACGGTGAGTAAAAAAGTAGTCTTTTTTGTATAGGGGTGTTTGAAAGACAAACATAATTCGTATATTTGAGGCGTGGAAAATGCACCACGACTTTTAGTTTAATAGAAAGTGTTTGAAAATCAAATAGTATGACATTAAAAGAATTATTGGAACTGGTTAAACCGAAAGTAAAAAGTCTCGGGTTGAACCAAAAGGAAGTGGAGGAAGCCGCAAAGCAGATTCTCTCCACACTCGCAGAAGATGTAACTACAGAAGATGCAGAGAAAGCTGTTGATGGCGTTCTTCCGTATCTTAAACTCGCTCAATCCCAAGCAAATAGGGTTATCGAGGAAGCGAGGAAGAAAGCGGCTCAGAAGAAGAAAGATGAAGATGAGGACGAAGAAGATGAGGACGAAGAAGATGAGGACGAAGAAGATGAGGACGAAGAAGATGAGCCTAAACCAAAACCAAAGCAAAAAAAGAAAACAACCAAGACTGACAAGATAGATGCACTGCTTAAGAAAATGGAGTCCATCGAACAGAAGTTCGCAGATCTGAAAGAACAGGAATCCCAAAAGTCTTACGCAGATAAGATGAAGGAGAGGTTCAAGGACATAGACCCAGAGTTCTATGAAGTGGCTTCTAAAGGCCGCAAATTCGACAGCGAAGAAGAATTTGAGGCGTTTGCTACAGACATCGAGGAAAGCTGGGGTAAGTACAGCCAGAAACTCGCTCAAGAAGGACTTTCTCGTATGGCCAAGCCGAAAGGCAGCGGCACAGAGAAAAAACAGGATGCTATCTCCAAGGAACTGCAGGACAGAATCAAGGAGAGAGAAGCCAAGACCGCAAATGTCGCTGTCAGGGGGTTGGAAAATGTTCAACCTAAATAGTTCAACAGATGGAAAAGAATTTCAAGTACGTAAAGGCAGACTCTCCGGAGCCTGTAATATTCGAGAAAATCTTTGCCGAGAAACCTGGTGGAGGCATACTGCCTAACCAGAGTTTCGATGTTCCGGCAGGGGTTGCTCTCGGTTATGATGCCAACGGAAAACTCGCTGTTATCAAAGGCTACAAGGTGGTGGCCGCAGCAGAGAGCACCGATACATCTATCAAGATTGCCAAAGGCAGTGGTATCGCCGTGGGTGATGTCCTTGCAACCGGCAAGAAAGGCGTTGCCGTAACAGCAGTTGACAAGTCTAATGACGAGTACGATACTGTTACTGTATCTATGGAGGTTGCCCTTGCAAAGGGCGCAATCCTGTATCAGGCAGCCTCCGCTTCTTCCAGCGCAGCCGTTCCTGTTGTTACTCCGAAGTATATTCTCGGAACGAGTGTATCAGCAGGAGAGGGCGACCAGGAGGTCAGGTTAGTTAACGGAGCCAACATCAGAAAGGAGACAGCAATGGTCGCAGATGAGGTGGTGGCTCTTATGAAGTCAATCGAAAAAGTGTAGTAAGCCATGGGAAAAATGAACAAACCGTTGTTCGACCTCGACATTCCAGGAATGCAGGTTGAAGTGAATTCATATAAGCCGGGAGCTGGCCTCGCATGGCCTCTGCTGTTCCCGCTGAAGTACACCCCGAAGTTTGACCTCAAGGGCATTGAGGGAGACGATGGTATTCCTGTATCAGCAGACAGGGTGTCCTTCAACACCAAAGCTCCGCTCAAGACAAGACAAACTGTTGGCTCTTGGAGTGGAACTCTCGCAAAGATTTCTATCTCAAGGGAAAAGGACGAGTTGAAAATCAACGAGTACAATGACCTCAAGAATATCGCTGCCGCCAATACCGAAGACAAGGCAACTGCTCGTTACCTTGTAGATATGGTCTATGACGATGTTAAGTTCGTTAATGACGGTACTGATATGAAGATAGAGATTGACGCTATGCGTATCGGCTCCCACGGAATCCAGACATTCCCTGCAAGCATCGAAGGCGATATGGCCACCGAGGACATCATCAATTTCAATGTTCCTGCAGAGAACTTCTACGGAGTTGGCAACTCCAACCAGAAATGGAGTGAGGCCTCTACAGCAGACGGCATCGCGCTCATCGCGGCAAAAGTCAAGGCTATCGCAAGGGCTGGCAAGGTAAAGCCTCGCTACGCTATTATGGAGCTCCAGGCTTTTGAAAACCTCTGCGCTCAGGAGAAAGTATGGAAGCGCCTGTTTCCTGCTGCCGTTTACAGC